CGGTGGTCGCCGTTCTTGATTTTGATTCCAGCCGGCCAAAGCGAAAGCTGCCGCAGGCGAGTAAGTTGTGCAATGATGGCCGTGACCGAGAGTGACTTCTCGTGCTGTTCGTCCAGCCACATAAAGAACTGAGTACGAATCTGCTCGTAAGCAACTTCCTGTTCGCCAGTCATTTCAACTGTGCGCTCTTCACGAATGCGATCGGGAAGCTGAATCTTGCACTCGGCCTTTGTCCGACGGAATGATTGACCAGACAGAGTCTTAATCAATCGAGTCCAATCAACCTGAATGCCAGCCTCGCCATATCCCCAGCAGAACATTCTCTCGAACATCGCAGCCGGTGCGCCCTTGCTTGCTGCTGGGAACTTCTCGGGATCAAAGATATGAAGGTAGCTCCACATCTCCCTGGGATGGTTCACGATCGGAGTACCGGACAGCATGATGATGAATCGTGCTGCTTTGCAAACGTCCCGCACGGCTGCCCACACGGCAGTACTTCCCTGAGGATTCGCTCCGCCCTTAAGTTTGTGAACCTCGTCGATGATAACGAAATCCCACTCGACGTTCTTAAGCTGCGGCGTGGAACGTGCAACCTCGTAGTTGGCCACGAGAATCTGATTGCTCTGCACGGCCATCTGGATTGCGAAGTCTCGCATCATTTCCGGGTTACTGCCCTTGCAAAGAACAGGCATCTCGTCCGGCGTCCACTTAAGAACTTCGGCAATGTTGGATCGCATCAGGCTCTTCTTGGTGAGCCAAAGACGACGAGGCATTCTGCCTTCGAGCGTGTAGAACAGTCTCGTCAAGACTTGAATGGCACCGGCAGTTTCCATCGTCTTACCAGTTCCCATATCGTTGAAGTTCGCAACTCCACGCTTACCTTCGAGGAAAGCATTCACGATGAAGGTAATGTCTTCCCTCTGGAACTCTGCGCCCTTTGTCCACCAAAGAGACTCAGCTGCGATTTCAATGATCTTCTTCTCAGCATCTTGCAACTTCTGTGATGCAGCCTGCCTCTCTAGCAAGGTCGTAGCGTTCTTGTTCAGACCGTTCAAACGATCCTTCAGCAGACCGATTTCGGTATACGTCAAACGCATTTGAGTTTGCGCTGCGGCCTGATCGTGTCGAAGCTGAGCGGAATCGTCTTCGTACTGCTTCGTGAGGATACGAACCTGCTCATCGTAATCCTTGCGGATCACCTTGTGCTGCTGAGCGGCTGTCTCGGCTACTTTCTGCCAAGACTTGTTCTCCGACTCGATTGATTCCAGTTGCTTCTGGATTGCCTTGATTGCTGCTTGAATATCGTCCCACTCGCTCATTAGATCGTCCATTCTTTCACGATTGCCATGATGGAATCACACGCCGTGTCGTTGTCGATTTCGCCAGCCTCGAACTTCACCATGAGAGCGGCAAGTTGTTTGGCAGGAATCGAATCGGCATCGAATGATGCCCACTCCCACTCGAAGTTCTCAGACATTCTTTGCTCCCAGGTGAATCGCAACGTTGTACCGATCGGTGTCTGCGAGTTGATCCGTCAAGTAATCAACCCAAGCGGGATTGCATTCCAGCATCACGCAATCGCTAGCGTCGAGAACCGTTCCGTCCCGACTAATGATGACTTTCATTTCGTTTCTACCTTTCCGGTTGGATGAAAAACTGCTTGCAAAGCAAGCATATATGTGGGCTATATACGTGTCAAGGGATTTGTTTCAGGAAGCTTTTAAGCTCCTGCTTGAATAGGATGGTCATGCTCATTTCGTCATCCTTTGGTTGATTTGGTAGCTTGTTACTAATACCAAACTTCTCAATGCGTCTGTCTTTCAATGGCAATGCTTGAATCGTTCGGATGATACGGTATGCTAAGTAATACTGGTGGAGTTTGATCGCGGTCGCTTCAAGCCATTCCAAGTAGTTCGCTCGTTCTTCGGGATCATCAATCTCCATGCAGAAGATAGCTGCGTAGATGACAGCGATCGGCAACTTGATTGGTGGTGTCTTGTAATCAGTTGAAATGGCAAGGAGATTATCGAACTGTGGTTTGATTACGACTTCTGTCTGTGGATTGTCCAGTAGTTGAAGCGGTGGCCAGATGTTAATTTTTGCACCCTTGATATACTGGTAGTGAATAGGTGAGCGTGAAGTATCTGCTAGGACTCCACCGCTCGGCACTAGAATCTGTGTCAAGACTCGGTAGGTCGAGATAGGCGGCAGTTTCAAAGCGGCCGCTAGTTCATTCTTCGAATAGGTCTTAGGATAGTTGTCTTCGAGGAACTTTAGGATTAGTTGTCCTCGTGAACCACGCATATTGTTGGGCATGGGTGTCAGGATATATTGTTGTTAGTTAGGCGTCAAGCGATTTAAAGGATAGGAAGCTGGATTCTGCGTGTCAAAGTAGGTGGTCCGGTACCAAATGAGGTGTGTGCTACTGACAGTGGTGTGGTCCATACAGTATCAGTAGATCATACAGGGGTGGTGACCTGCGGTTATGCACTGAAATCCAGTGAGTCTCTTGCATCAGTTGTTTCTGAAATCTAATGGACCATCGATGGGTCTTTAGACCCATCGGTGGACCAGTTTCAGAATGCTCACAATCCAGTGTCGAAACACCAAGCCCTGTAGTAAATCTATGACCACCTGTTTTCTACCTACTAGTATGTGTTACTAGCAGCACAACTATTGCTTGCTTTAGTTACTCGAGTTGTTTCTTTTACTTTAGTTCGGCACGCCCAGCAGTAACGTTAAAGTTTCTAGTTTAAATTGCTTGACACGAATCATTCCCGCGACCGCACGCTTTGCGTGCGCGTTGCGTCGCCGGAGGCGAATAGTCGATATCGACTATTCGAACTCCGACTTGTTTATCGGGATTGAATTCGCTTTACCGAATCGCAATGCGCTTTCAATTCATAAGCGCACCGCCGACATAACTGCGCCTCGTAGTTATCGTCGATTAGATAATGCGTTGCGTTATTGCCGCAGCATTCGCACATTACATCCGCCCCGCTTTATCTTCCGCATCCCAATCGATTAGATAATCGCACGGCGTATTGCACCAGTAAAGCGTAGTGCCATCGGGATTATCTAGGAAGTAACCGAAGTTGATTTCGGTATTGCATTTGTAGCATTGCTGCGCCATTGCGTTGCCTTTCATTAGTGGGGAATCGAACGGCCGGGGCTATTCACCCCGGCCGCTCTCACCCTACTAGCGATTAGCTTTCGCTATCCGCCTCGGTGTTATCTTCCTCTTTGTAAGAGTCACCGATGTATTGAATGACCTTGCCGTTTATGGTGAAGGTCATATTCTCACGCTGCTTTAGCGTGAGTTTCTCCGCCTTAACCTTAGCGGTCATTACGTCGAAGATATCGGAGGGCTTCTTTCCAACCCTTTCGATACCAACCCAGATAACTCGCACTAGTTCCCTTGGATCTGTGCCGATCGGATATTTCTTTCCGTCGATAATCCAAGTGGCTCGCTTGTATCCGGCTCCGCGTCCGGTAGGGACATTGCTTGTATTACCACCGCCAGCGCCCTGAAGATTAGGAAGCTTTACCTTTCCATCTTCGAGGATAAGACGAGGATCATTAGCGAGCAATGGCTGCCCACCAACGAACATCTTTGCGAGGTTAGTAAGTACGTACCTATCCTTTCGCAACTCATCCAACTTAGTGCCAGCAGTAGCGGGTTTAGCGGGGCTTTCCTTAAAGCGGTGATATTGCATCTCGCTAGTAAGGTAGGCAGTGACGGCGCTATCAGTCTCGGCCAAATGCCATGCGACATTCTTATTGGTCGAGATAGCAGCATCACACGCCGCAATGAAAGCCTTAAGCAACTCGGCCGCTTTAGCAGCGGCTTTCTTATCCTTAGACGCTTTCACGTCATATGGATGCGTTGCGACTTTCACGGTATCCGAGGCGCTTTCTTTCTTAGCCGCTTCGATTTGCGATTGAATCATCCAGCACGTAGCAACTAGCGCCACGAATGAATCATTCAACTTCATGAAATCCCATTCAATGCCGTACTTAGCAAGTTCCGGCGGGAAGAATGAGACTTGATTATCTGACATATCCGTTTCTGCTTTCTGTTGATATTGAATGAATGGAAATACGAAATGCCAGGCAGACTGAAGTCCGCCCGGCAGGAATACCTAGGTTGTCAATGAGCGCACCGTTACGCAAACGGCGTGCTCGACAGCCTAATGGTGAATCGATTTAAAAGTCAAGAAACAACTAATACAGTTGTGTGACGATAACGATTCTCATTACGCGAATCATTATAAGGAATCGAGTACCGAGAATCAGGAATGAGAACCATTCTCAAAACCAATATCAGGTTAGCTTAACTTGTAGTATTTAGTTTACCATTCACAACATATTAAGCTGGCCTAACACAGAGTGTTAGGCCGGCCTAACAGTTTTGTTTGGTTTGTTCAGGTCTTTCGGCGATGGCGTAGCGTAGTGGAGCCGTACCAAATTGCCGTAACTCTTACTTAGCTCCCTAGACTAAAACTCACCACCCACTCACCAAAGCCGGAGCCGTCAACACCATAGCAATCCCCAACGCTAAAAAGAAGATACCGAACAGCAGCAGGTAGTTCTCACGAACATATTTTCTACGGCTCTCTTTACTCACCGATCACTCCTGTACCTCTTTTGCTCCTCATCCAAAATGGCCCGCCTGCTTCTCATAGTTTCTACCAACTCTTCTGCTTCCTGTAGTAAATAGGACCACCCAGGAGAGTATTCTGTCGCAATCCGCACTTCGTGAAAAATCTCACCTTCGGGGTTGAGTAGACTAAAACCCTCATAGAAAGAATCGTCTATGCGGAGAATGTCGAAGCCGCCGTATTGGTTAGACACGAAAATTGAACTCCTTCTTTTGTGTAGGGACTAGAGGCAAGGCCGGTGGACTGTTGAAAGACCACAGACCCAGCTGAAAAGTGAAGGGGAGGTTTACGGGATGGTGGTGTCCAGAATCTGACCAGTGCAAATCACTATCTGCACTTGAATTGAAAGTGCAATGACACAGAGAACAATGTGCTCTGTCCCGCCCCGTCCAAATTGCACAGCAGGAAACGCAATGGTTCCAATGAGGATTACGTGTGGAATTGAAACCGTCCGCCTCCACGGCACAACACACTGGACAAGCCGCCCCTACCCCTGTAGGATGGCTCATAGACCAACAGGGTACCTCTGGGGGTAGTTACGTGTCAAGCGGCAGTCTGGTAAACCCGTACCTCCAAGCTCGGCAATTATTGCAGTTGAGCCAACAGGAGGTAGCGGACGGTGCAGTAGTTAGTGTTTCTTGCGTTAGGTATAATGAGCAAGGACTCTTTCTGCATCCGATCCCGAAACTGACTGACTTCTTCGCTCGTATGTTCCTGCGTGAAGCACTTGTTAGAAACTACTACCGCTTCCAGCGTCGTACACGTCAAGAAAACAAAAAGATGTGGTTACTTCCGGAACCTAATCTTTTCAGTGAACCGCTGCGAGCTACGTTCAAGTTCAATGGTATTGGGGTAACTCGGTTCACGAAGAACTATTGCTGTCAGTCCGTACTGCTTTGGCAACCGAAACGAATCCTCAAAACCGACCTTGGAAAGATTCTTGGGCAGGCCGGCTTCACTCCCGTTCAACTACAGGAGCTACATGACAGACTTCAAGATTTCTACGAAGCCCGAGAAAGACGAGATCTTAGATCAAACCGCACTGGGAATAATCACCTTTCTGGAGCAGAAGTATTTCGAGACGGGAGAGATACCGTCAGTTCAGCAGACAGTAGACCTACTGGGACTGAGCGGTACGACAGTCTTAACCTATCTTGACAAACCTGTAGTAAAAGAAACCCTCAAGCGTCGTGGCATCACGATGGTTAATTCGGATGGGCTAGTCTCTATTGAGCAAGCCTATCTCGTGAACCTGATGCTTGACACATTCGATCGTCGTGGTATTCGTGAGAAGCTCAAGGCTCTCAAGGATTCTATGGGGATCGAGATAACTTTCGCTCAGTACAACGCTTGGATGAAAGATCCGAACTTCAAACGTTACCTGACGAAACGGGCGGAGATTCAATTCGACGGCGTTGCTCCGGTGGCTAAGAATAGGATCGTAGCTGCTGTCGAGGCAGGCAATCTGGCAGCAATTGAGTACTACCATGAAATGACAGGGATCTATTCCCGCCGCTCTCAGGAGATGCTAGATATGCGTAAGTTGCTTGCGCAGATCATTGACATTCTCTCACGTCACTGCTCTCCTGAAGTATTGCAGATTGTTGCCAATGAGCTTGATCTTCTTGGAGTTGGAAGCTTTAATGGGTCCAGACAAAACGTCATCGAACTGGGGCCGGCCGAGTGACTACCTCCATTATCTCCAACGTGGTTAGTGATCTATCAGGCTTTCCAGTTCCCGGCACCCCTGTAGTAATCGATCTTGTCCCCGGTCCTGGTTGGCGGAGTTCTGATTCGTCAGAGCTTTTCCAAGTGTCTGAAACAGTTTCGGACATTAATGGTTCGTGGGCCGTTCCGTTGGAACGCACTAGTAACCTAGATCCACAGACGTCTTACTACAGGGTAAGAGAAATGCTGGGGCGAGTCAAAGGCGGAACTCGTACTTGGTTCTTCGATGTTCCGGACTTCGATTGCAAACTGCACGACTGTTTGCGAAGTGGGGCAGCAACGAATTCCCTGAACATTCCTCTCACAGTTACTTCAAACACCCGTCCTGTAAATCCCTACGTGGGTATGCAGATCTTTGAAACGGATACCGGACGAGTTCTTTATTACTACGGAACGACTCTAGGCTGGAGGCCCGATTGGGGAATCGCCTGGGGAGAAGTCGTTGGAACTGCTTTCGTAGGAGACTTCACTACTTCTTCTACTGTGTTCGTTGATGTAACTGGTTGTGCTCTCGGTCCATTCACCATGTTGCAAGGCCGGCAGTACATTACTATCGTATCTCTCTGGCTGGAATTAACCGGCACATTGAATGGCCCCGCATCGTTTGCTATTACAGACAATGCAAATGTAATCCTCAACAGCAGAGACATTCTGCCTCCTAATGTGCCGTTCACGATTCCAGCAGAAATGTACATTCGTGAAGCTCCAGTTCTACTTACTGCCCCTGTAGTAAGAAAACTTCGCACGAAAGTCAACAACGCTTCTGAAATCTGGAAGGTTGAAACGGATGCACTGCATCCCGTTACGTTGTCTGTGAGAGATGCTGGACCACAAGCTCCTCCGGTAATTACATGACAGATTCTAACATTGTAACCAGTACAACTCGACCGCCCAATCCAATGGTCGGTGACAGAATTTTTGAGACCGATACTGGCAGTGTGTTGTATTGGTACGGTCCTGACTACAAGTGGCTTCCTAATCGAGCAGCTACTCGCCTATTGGGATTTGCAGAAGGAACAGCTAGTGTCGGTGCTACAACCGATGCGCTGACTCTGACCATTCCTTTCGGTAAGATTCGTGGACGACAAGTATACTGGGTGGCTAACTTCCCTGGTTACACTTCTGCTCCATCTACTGGAATCTTTCAGCTTGTAGATCCAGCCAACACTGTCATAGACAGTAGGAATCTTCTTGGTCCTGTATCTCCATCCGTTCCACAACAAGGATCATTCACGATGGCTCATCGTGAATCATTTCCCATCACTCTATTGGCTGATGTGACAAGGAAACTAAGAGTACAAAGCGGTTCAATTCCCGCTGGTATCTATAATCTGTTTTGCTTCGATGAAGGTTTTGTTGGAACTCTCCCCATGTGGGATTCTGCCAAATGGGACGTAGACCTATGGGGGCCATAAATGCCGTGGATCGGTGACGTTTCATCAGCGCTAGTAGTTTCTTCTGCTGGCTGGGGTAATATCATACGTGACCATGTGATGCAGGTCTTTGTCAACAAGGCAGAGATGCTGGCAACAGCAGTTCCCAAAGATGGCATGTTTGCGTTCTGTGTCGACACTCGCATTACATACGTAAGTGTGGGTGGCGCTTGGTGGGTTTACAGTATGCCGTGGCGACCGTTTACTGGAGTATTGTACACGCAGCCATATGCAGGTGGCGCAATAACTCCTGGCGCTGGTGGCACAACTGGTAGTATGTGGTGGAGACAAGAGATGGGAAATGCTAAAGCGATTGGATCAATTGCTAGCGCAGTTCCTTCATTGTCAGCCCTCTTCGCTATTTACTTCGCTACACCTGTAATGATGCAGGGAGCGCAACAAGCAGGGTACGCCAGAATCTATATTCCGCAAACTAATAGAGTGTCTGGTGGTTCTGGACTTTGGGTTGACAATGGTGCTGCCACTGGTGCTTCACGCTGTGTTGTTCAGGAAGCTGGTGGAGGAACAACTAGTGTTAACACTGGAGTTAACATAACTTCTGGTAGTCCAGCTATCAGTGTGGATTTGAACCTGGACTTCATGTGTGATCCAACCGTAGATACTCCTTAGGAGAGTTATGGACTGGGACGATGTTCACGATTTCGATACTCAGGAAGCTGGACGCACAGAAGACGAAGTAAGTGTTCTTGCGTTCAACTACCGTTCCGATTTGATTGAGGAGCCTGCGGAATGAGTTATACTGATTGGCTAGCTCGCAATGGAATCATGCAACGAGAGACTTGGCTCCAAGCTACGCCTTGGATCGGAGGCTCTCCCAGTTTCCAAGCTGGTTCGGTAGATCACATGACCAAACATTACATGGGAGGAAACGGCATTGATTGTTCAGATATACCTAGACTTCTTAGGAACATGCAGAATGATTACCGGAATTCAAGAGGGTATGACCTTGGTTATTCCTTTGGATCAGACCAAGCCGGCAACCTTTATGAGATCCGAGGATTGCGAGTACGGGCCGCTTCAGATGGTAGTACCCCAACCAATACAACTACAGTTTCCTGTCTAGGAATGTCCCCGAATACTTACGATCCAATGTCTCCCCAAATGGAAGCTGCGGATGAGAGACTGATGGCGGCTGTTCGTGAGTATTGTAATGCTCAGCATTGGATTGGTCACAGAGATGCGTTTGGAACTTCGTGTCCTGGTGATCCGTGGTACGCAAAGGTAACCGCAGGAGAACTCGAACCTGGCGGTGCGCCGCCACAACCGCAACCTATTCCCCCATCAGGAGATGATGATATGGGTATTCCGTGTGGATTCATTTCGTGCAATCGTGGAACCGTTGGTCATGCTGTAGATGGTTCTACCTACACTTCGCCTGTGGACTTCACAACCTACAAGGTTCTTCCTGGGGGAACAATTCAGTGGGTTCGTGATCCGGGGCAACTTGATACGATGAAAGCACTTGCAGGTGCAGCGGGAAACAAATCAGATACCTGGAACACCCCTGTAGGTGATCCCGATGCTTTCGGATTGTTGATCGGACCCAAGCCATCGTAAGGGATAGAAACTGGTGGAAGACATTTGATGCCTTCCGAAAGATCATTACCTTTATCCTTGGCGTTCTGGTAATTATAGACGCCTTATCTACGTATCAAGACACTGTAGTTCAATTGGTTATTGGTGCTGTAATGATCGGTGTAGTTTCAGTTGAATCTCTATTCAGAAGAGGTAATTAGTGCCGCGTTCTAGAACAGCCTTGAAAACTGGTGACGACGCCTTTACTGCACTTACTACAGGGCTGAGGCAAGCAGCACAGCGGCCGACTATTTACGGTTACAAGCCGATGGAAAAGCAGATCAGCTTCCATTCAAGTGGGGCTAAGGGAAGACTCTTCCTTGGAGGTAACCGTAGTGGCAAGACGGTTGGTGGTGCAACGGAAGCAGTTATGTGGGTTGCCGGTAAACATAAGTATATTAAGACGCCCCCGCCTCCAGTCAGAGGCCGATGTGTCTCGGTGGATTTCATCAATGGTGTGGAGAAGATCATCCGGCCCGAGATTGCTAAATGGATGCCGCTTAGCGAACTGCGTGGTAATTCCTGGGAGTCGGCATATGACAGAGAACTGCGCACGCTGTACCTGGCGAATGAGTCTTTCATTGAGTTTATGTCGTACGATCAGGACCTTGAAAAGTTCGCCGGTACTAGTCGTCATTTCGTCTGGTTCGATGAAGAACCTCCACATTCGATCTTCAACGAATGTCTATTGCGGCTAGTCGATACTGGCGGTCATTGGTGGATTACAATGACGCCTATCAATGGTATGACGTGGGTTTATGACACGGTTTATATTGCCTCGCGAACCAATCCCAACATCTATGTCGTTGAGACTGGAATCGATGACAATATTACTCTGTCAGTTTCTGAGATTGATGCTATCATTTCATTAATGCCGCCTGACGAGAAGGAAGCACGTCGCTTCGGAAAGTTCATGGCCGTTGGTGGTTTGATCTACAAAGGCTTCACACAGGAAGTAGTCCTGCCCCCTGTAGTAAATTCGGTCTACTGGCCGAATCTATTGAAGGAATGGACTCACTTCGATATGATGGATCACGGTTTCAATAATCCCACCGCGTGGTTATTCGGTGCGGCGGATACGGATGGTAGGATTATTATCTATGATGAAATCTACGAAGACCATCTAGTAATTAGTGAGCTAGCAAAGCTGGTGCACCTAAAAAGGAGAGAACTCGGTCGTGTTCCGGCATATTCGGTTGGTGATCCATCTATTATTAATTCTGATCCTATTACTGGTACTTCCGTTCATATCGAGTATGCTAACAATGGCATCTATATTGTTCCTGGTAATAATGACGTTCATGCTGGAATCAATCTTGTGGCCCAGCGACTCTCGCAAAAACTCCTCTTCGTAACCAGGAACTGTGAACATACGATCAGGGAGTTTGCCAAATATCGCTGGTCAACGTGGGCAACAGCGAAAACTCGTGACGATAAGAACGTAAAGGAGGAACCACATAAGAAAGACGATCATGCAATGGATGCACTTCGCTATGGGGTTGCCTCCAGACCCATAATGGAAGGTAAGGTATTGGAACCAAGTCCAATGCCAGACGTGTTGCCGGCCACACGTACCTACGTTTCCAAAGCCGATTTCGACCCGGCCTTCATTAAATTGGCTGAATCCGAAAGTACCGACACAGACTTTCATTTAGGAGATGAGTGGTAGATGCCGAGTCTCGAAGTAGTTAGTCCAGTCGAAGGTGAAGTGGCTGCGGTGTATTCGTTTGAGAACGAACCCGGCGCAACTGTTTCCATCTCCGGCTTCCACGGAACTCAGACGTACACTCTGTCTGACCACGATCAAACCCTTGTCGTTCGATTCACTGGAGTTACTGACTTCACGGAATCTGCTCCTGCTGGAATGGTTCAGAAGCAGCGTGCAGAAGCTCCTGAAGGTGAAGAGGGTGCCGAGGAAAGCGATGCAGAAGCAGCGCAACGTACTGCTGCTGAAGCCGCTGCGAAGAAGAACGATGAAAAGAAGGGCAAGAAGACGGTTACTCTGGTTGACGATCAGGGAACCGCTCGCACCTATACAATGGTCGAGGAAGAAACTCCGAAGGCAAAGGCTGCTCCCGCTCCAACACATCAGGCGGCTGAAAAGAAGTCATGAAGATTGTAACCCACGCCCAGTTCGTTCCAGGAGTTTGCCTTGTTTGCGGAGGCTCAGACTCAGATCGACCTTGGTTCTTGGACATTGAAAAGCAGGCAGAATTCTGGGGTAACATCTACTTCTGCAATCTGTGCTGCGGGACGATGGTGTTTCTCTTTAGAGCCGGTGATGTTTCAGAATACTCGGAGCGTATTCTGGATCTAGAATCGGTAGGACAAGAACTTCTCGAAAGGTCGCTGAGGTATGAATCCGCTTTGGCCTCTATCATTTCTGTTCCTGTTGGTGATTCTACAGAGTTTCTCAACACTCTGGCTCATAAGAGTCCTAGTGACCCGAAACCAGCAATTGGAGTCTCTGCGGAATCAGCGGGAGTCAGACTTACTGAATCGTCTGATGACGAAGGAGTGGCAGAGCTATCAGAGCTTGACTTTGTCACAGTCCAGCCAGATCTCACTACAGGATGGTGAAGGCATTGGACTATCGGATGACAATGAAATGCGCCGAGTTGCGGAACTTCTCGGACAGCAATATCCCGTCGGCGAGACTCTTGTAGAAACAGGTCTTGATGAGTACGACCGAATTGAACTTGGCCTCGACTTACCCTAATGGGCCAAACGGTGACCAACAGCTAGCGAAATCGGCTGCCGGTCGTAAGGAACTCAACGACACTGTTGCATGGGGGGAGAAGATCTTCTCTCGTGCAAAACGCTTGCGTGAGCCATTTGAGCGCCAGTGGTACATGAATCTTGCGTTTTACTTTGGCAGGCAGTACGTAGCTTGGTTGAATGCTTCCAGTCAGTCAACTGCCCGCCTGTACGAACCAGCCGCACCGTCTTGGCGTGTGCGGTTGGTTTCCAATAAGTGTCGCCCACTTATTCGTAATGAAGTTAGTAAACTCACGAAAGAAGAACCGCAATCGTATGTTCGGCCTCGTGGGTCTGACGATCAAGATCTACAGGAAGCTCGTGCGGCGGAAATGATTTCTCGCTACGAGATGGACGAGCTTCATTACAACCGGCTTCTTAAGCGTGCAGTTTTCTGGATGGCCTTGACTGGAACTGGCTTCTTGAAGGATTCCTACGATCCTGACAAGAAAGATCCTAGCGGTGTACCTGGGGTCATAGTCATTGAACCTGTCAATGCTTTCCACATGTACGTGTTGGATCAGCAGGAAGAAGACATTGAGAACCAGCCTCTTCTCATTCACGCTATGGCGAAGACCAAGGAATGGGTCAAGGAAAAGTTCGATGTAGATGTTGCGGCGGATACGAATGTCTCGGCAAGCCTTCTTGAACAACGGTTCTTGAATGCAATTGGTGCGAGTCAGCAGACTCCTGACCAGTACGTTATGGTAAAGGAATTGTGGATCAAGCCCTGTAGTAGATACCCTGAAGGCGGTCTTCTAACCTTTGCGAACGGTCAGTTTCTCCAAGAAGTTAAAGGTTACCCATACGCACACGGGCAATATCCGTTCTCAAAGTTGGATCATATCCAGACTGGACGATTCTGGGCTGATTCGACTTTGGTTGATATCATTCCGCTACAACGAGAGTATAACCGTACTCGGTCTCAGATTATTGAGGCCAAGAATCGTATGTCAAAACCTCAGTTGGTTGCTGTTCGAGGATCGATTGATGCGCGTAAGATCACGTCTGAACCGGGACTTATCATACAGTATCAGCCCGGTTTCCAAAAACCAGAGCCGCTTCCACTCGTATCTCTCCCTGCCTACGTCATTCAAGAGATTGATCGAATCCAGAAGGACATAGATGATATTTCGGGACAATATGAAATCGCGAAGGGACGCACGCCGCCAGGCGTTACAGCAGCTTCAGCGATTGCATATCTCCAAGAAGAGAACGACTCGAAACTTTCGTCTACTACAGCATCGATCGAAGAAGTCACGGAGAAGGTAGGTCGACATATCCTCTTCCATGTCAGTGAGAACTGGGATCAACCTCGATTGGTTCGCATTCTTGGAATCAATCAGACTTATGAGATTGAGCAATTCACAAAGGACTCTATCGGAGGAAATCAAGATTTCGTTGTCGAATCTGGAAGTGCCGCTCCACGAAGCCGAGCAGCAAGACAAGCTATGCTTGTCGAATTGGGTACCCGTGGATGGATCACTCCGCCGCAAGTTCTAAAGTACATGCATCTCGTAGAAACAGATCGCATGTATGATGAAACTCTTGCAGATGATCGACAGGTGCAAAGAGAGAACGACAAGATGATGCAGGCTGCGCCGCAACAAACTCTTGTTCCTGATCCTACAGGACAAATGATTCCACAACAGTTGCCGCCGTCGCCGATGCCAATTAACGAGTGGGACAACGATATTGCTCATATTACGGGACACGAGTCGTACATGAAAACTCAGCAGTACGAATTGGCCGATCCCACAGTTAAGCAAGTATTGGTTGAACACTTGATGGCACACAAGCAAAGGTACCAAACTCAACAGATGCAGGGCGCACAAATGGGAACACCTGGACCCCAGCCACCAGCAGGACCGCCAGGTATGCCGCCCCATATGCCGCCCCAAATGCCACCTGGAGGACCACAATGAGTGGATTCGTTCAAATCGGTAATACTCCTAACATCGCAATTTCTTCACAAGCCAGTACGGCTGGACCGTCGAACATCAATGGCGGTGATGATGTAATCACTGGTTACGGTTCTCCGAACTTCAATTCACTTGGAGTTATGCGTACTCGTCTTGCCACAATTAACGGCACGTATTACACGACAGCCGTACTTGCTCAAATGACCTACAACGATATGGTCTATGCACTTCGTCTGCTTGGACCGTAAGGAGATATAATGGGTGATGACGGCCAGCCAGGAATTCCGCCGGGATTTGATTTCGATGCGGGATTTTCTGGAGCCAATCAGCAACAGGATGCAGGACTTTCCAACGACTTTCTGTCTCGGGTTCCCGAAGCAGATCGTGAAATCGTTGGAAAGTATGTGAAGGATTGGGATGCTGGCGTAACTCGTCGCTTCCAAGACATTCATTCTCAGTACGAGCCTTATAAGCAACTCGGAGACTACGAAGCTCTTACTCAATATAAGGCCGTATTCGAGTACCTACGCAATAATCCTGAGCAGGTATATAAAACACTCCATGAGACGTTTGGGCAGCAACAGCAACAGCAGCAAACGACTCCTGAAGATGAATTTGGTGACCTTCCTCCAGCAGTGATTGAGAAACTGCGGACGATGGATCAGCAAGGGCAGCTTCTCCAAGCTTTAGCTGAGCGCGTTATTGGAATGAATACCGCTACTCAGGAAGCTCAGGAAGACGCTGAGTTGGATCGATACATGAACTGGTTGTCTTCTCAATACGGTGGCTTCGATGAGGATTATGTCCTTGCGAAGATGCAGACTGGAATGGACGGAGCACAAGCCGTTCAAGAGTTCCAGCAAAAGTATGGAGGGCAACAGTCACGCCAACCATTCACTGTTCTTTCCGGTGGTGGTGCGGTCGGGCAGCAGGGTAACTTCAATCCTGCGAAAGCATCCGGTGCGGATGTAAGAGGAGTAGTTGGTGAAATGCTTCGACTCGCACAACAACAAGGACAATAGATGGCTGCCGCAACTCTCATTACGGTCAACTCCATCCTGAAAGAGATCTACGAGGGTCGCATTCAGGATCAACTCAACGAAGAATACAATGCCATGAAGCGACTCGAAAAGAGTTCTGATGGCATCACCGATACGGTTGGTGGCAAGTATGTTACCTTCCCGATTCGTGTGCAGCGCAATACAGGTATCTCGTACCGTGCAGAGGAAACTCCGCTTGCAGCGCCAGGGAACCAGGCGTATGCGGCCGTTCAGGTTAAGCTGAAGTACGGTTACGGCCGTATTCGTCTTTCTGGACAGGCTATGGAGCTTGCAGACTCCAACTTCCAGGCTTTCGCTTCTGCTCTTGATGAGGAAATGAATCGCCTCAAGGACGATCTTGCAAAGGATTCAAACCGCATTGCGTACGGAAACCGTCTTAGCAACGGTGCCATTGCATTCATCATGGATGCGGCAACTTCTGCTTCGCATGTGGTTGATGGTGGAATTCAGTATCTCCAGCTTGGTGAAGCCGTCGACGTACTTGTTGCGGGAACGGGTGTTGCCACTGGTGGAGCTACAAATGTAACGATCACTTCGATCGTTTACACCACTAGCACAGTTACGTTCTCTGCTTCAATGGGTCCGACGGTTGCTGGACCTACTGTTGCAGGCCACGCAATTTACCGAACTGGTAACCGTGGGCAGGAACCAGAAGGAATTGCCAGTATCGTAAATGACACTGGTCTTCTTCATGGTGTCGATCCCGCAACGCAGCCTCTTTGGGCGGCGATTGTGAATCGCAACGCCGGTGTGAACCGTCCGCTTTCGGAAGCCCTGATGATTAAGACCTGCGATGATTCTCGTCGCAATGGTGGGAAGATTTCGGTCATCCTCACCAGCTTGGGTGTTCGTCGTTCGTACTTCAACCTGCTCACACAGCAGCGGCGATTTACTGATACGAAGAGTTTCCCCGGTGGGTTCCAGGGTCTTCCTTTCAACTACGGCACGGAAGTTCCTGTCGTGGAAGATGTGGACGCTCCGACGAACCAGATGTTCTTCCTCGACGAATCGAAGTGGAAGATCTACCGCAAGAAGGAATGGGCTTGGGCGGATGACGACAATTCCGTTCTGAAGTGGATTCCTGACTACGATTCGTGGCAGGCAATGATGCGGAAGTACTGGCAGGTTGGTATCACGCAGAGGAATGCGAACGCCAACCTTGGTGATATCACGGAGAGCTAAGGCTCCCGTTTGATTTCTTCGGCCCTGTAGTAAGCTCCCTTCTTTACCGCCCTGCGGGGCCGAAGAATCTATGAGTGGCAGATACACTCCACCAGACCGTGAAACAGCGAAACGTCTTGTTGACTTGGGCCGAGGGGTCCAGGTTGAAAACGACGTGCTCGGTGTAGTTGAAGAAATTCGACGAATATGGCCGGTGCTAAATGTACAATTTCTTGATCCAGATCGATTTGAACAACTCACCGATGCCCCCTACAGAATTATCGAACATTGTGCCGACGGATTTGACAGAGTGGTATTCACTACCTGGACTCTGGATAAGAGCGTCATTGAACGAATATGGAATGCCGATTCTCTACGAGGCAGTGTCCTCGACAGAATCGATGCCAACAATAACGCTCTCAAAGCTGGCGAACGACAGCGGTTTAAGGAGCGGTTGGACGAAGCTGCGGACCTAGCGAAGCACATTCTCCAAAGTCCTGGTACAAGCTATTCGTTTAGAAACAATGCAGGCGAGAAGGTTACGATTCAAGACGATAAGGGCGTGGTAAAACGTGAACGCTGATGATGTGATTCGTCGTGTCCAAAGAACGTTCGGTGACGAGAACGAATCGCAGATCAGAATTCTTGACGTAATTGACTGGATCAACGCTGCCCAAAATGACATTTGCCGTAGAACCGAAGTACTACAGGGAATGAAGACTTACGACACGGTGGTTGGTTCCAACGATTACGTTCTTCCTGTTGATTTCATTCGTGCTGCTCGTGTGGAGTACAAGGGCTTTATGATTCAACAGACCACTCTAGATCAACTAGATATGTATTCAGAGAATGATCCAGTACACGCCACAGGAGATGCTAAGCCGTGGTGGTATATTTGGGGTGGCGTTCTTCACTTGTACCCAAATCCAAACATCGCTCAAACTGGCGCTGTCAATTTGTATTACACAAAGCTAGCTCCGACAATTATATCCGGAACTGATCCTCTCGGTTTGCCGCAGCATCTCAATGAAGACGTCATCAACTACTGTATGATGAAAGCTCGTGAACTGAACGAAGACTTCGACGAACGGAATGCTCTACAGAGCGTTCACACACAGCGAATGGCGGAGTCCTCCGAGATTATATTCGATCCAACTACAAACGCATACATGGCCGTTCGACCTGATCCTTGGGATCAAGGATGGTAAATGTATCCGGTCCCCGTCGATTACGACGTTACGAACATCGTGAAGTTGTACAGCGTTTCGCTGGATTGAATACTACTCTCGATTACGATTTGATTCGGGATCAAGAGTTCTCGGAGCTAGTTAACTTCAACGTAACGCTTGCACGAACTCTAGAGAAACGTCCAGGTTTCCAGAATTGGTCACAGACAGCACCCAGCGGCGCATCTAAAATCCTGGCGGTTTACGACACAGGTTCGGTAGCACCACAAACTGTAGCGGGGTTTGAATCTGGTTTGGGGAGAACGCTTGCCAGTTTGGACGGTGGACTTACCTGGACCATTGTAGTAAGTAGTTCTCGTCAGTTTCTAAGTGCCATCCAGTACAACAATCGGCTCTATCTGATAGATGCTACAGGAGTTGCAAGATGGGATGGTACAACTTTAACCGCAGTAGCTGGTTCTCCTGGTGGCTGTCACATACTAGAGTTCAAAGATAGGCTTTGGGTATGCGATGGTTTAACGAGCAGCAACTTCTATTTCTCTGATCCCGGTCCTGCGGGAGTAGAGACTTGGGGAGTTTCATCTGTAATCAAGATTCGTACTGGTGCGCCAGGGATGCTGGTAGCATCTCTTCCATTTGCAGACCGGCTAATCCTCTTCAAAACTATGTCAGTCTGGCAGTTGTTTCTTGCTGGAAACATAGCGAGTTGGCAGCTACGAGTTCTCAACGTAGAGCGTGGAGCTATCTCTGAGAACTGCGTCCTAGTATTTCAGGGACTCATCTACATGCTGTCGTGGGATGGAGTGTGGCGTTCAGACGGTTCAGTGTTCAAGGAAGTATCTCCGAAGGTACGCAGTTATTTCAAGCAGAGTCCGCTCCCTTACAGAGATGCAAAAACCTGTTTGTCAATGAGTGGCAGACGCTTGTTCGTTTGCTATCGACAAACTTCTCAGCCGGCAGTTAACGGTGTCACGCCGTGTGCATATCTCTGGTACACGATCGATTCTGACTCTTGGTCTGAAATGCAAGTAGCTCCTGGTGTTGGAGCTTGGCGTCCTCAATCAATCTTCAATTGGTACAATCCTGGTACCATTACAAACCTGCCGCCTACGTTGCAGCTTGTAGATTCGTGGAACGTAGAGCCGACAGATACTCGATCGATCTACACTCTCTCCGAAACTATCCATTCCGACAAGAACTATCCCTTCAAGTCACGATTTAGAACGACTCCCTTCGCTTTCAATGACACTTTTGACATGAAGCGATGCAAACTCTTTCTGCCAAACCTTGATTCAGATGGGGGAGCAGTTCCTCAAATCACGTATTCCGTAGACAATGAACTAGAGGATACTGCTGTTCTTTCGGGCAATCTCGTTGTTCAAGGTTCAAAGGAATACAGAATTCCCGGCCCTGGTTATTTCCGTCAGGTGGGTATACTTCTCACTGAGGATACAACGGCTAATCTCCGAGTTCTCACGTTCAATTTCATCCTCATGCTTAAGTCTCTGGTGGCAACGGACACATGATAACGAGAGCGCAGGTCGAAGAAGAACTGTCGAAGTTTGGCACTCAGGAAGAACAATATCGTGCGGTAGAGATTTTGCTCAGAAACGAACTGCCCGCTAGCCCTGTAGTAAACGGGCCTCTACAGCAATTTATGGATTCCGAAGGTATCGGTTTGATCGATGTAATATTGGCCGACCTTCCTTCGTACCAAAATTGGATCGTGGATGAGCGACAAACCTCCGAAGAGTGATGGTGGGTCAAACGATCCCCTAGCGGCAGATGAGACGTTTTATACAGCAACGTCAATCCAGCTAGATCAATTTCATCACGATCTTCCGGAGCGTCATCGTTTCGGTCTGGCTTTCCACATGCCGGTTGATCCACAACCGCTTGGCACTGTGCCATTTCCAGGAATTTCAGATACTCCTGCAAGAGAAGATCATATTCATGCAGGTGCTGCTGGACAAGCTGGACCGCCAGGACCAACTGGACCACAGGGACCAATTGGTCCTACAGGTCCACAAGGTCCAATTGGAAATACAGGTCCGCAGGGTCCAAAAGGTGATACTGGAAATACTGGCTCAACTGGTTCACAAGGTTCGCCCGGAAATACTGGACCACAAGGTCCACAAGGACCAACAGGTCCAACTGGAGCAACTGGAGCGGATTCAACTGTTCCCGGTCCAATTGGTCCAACTGGTCCTATTGGAGCTACTGGTCCCCAAGGTCCAAAAGGTGACAAAGGAGATACTGGTACACAAGGTCCACCAGGACAAGATTCCGCTACTGCATTCTTGTCAGCGTATTTCTTTAGTAGGGCTTCGGGAAATACAACCGTTCCTCCTAGTACCTATACGCTTCTAACTCTTAGTGCTGCTAATACTAAATCAAGTGGGTTCTCACTCGTAGCGACTGGTGGTCCACCACCCACAGATATTCAGTGTCAAGTTGCCGGTCGTTATTTAGTTCTAGCTGCAATAACTACTCTAGGAACAACGCTAGCCAATTTCACTGGTTACGCAGTTCATATGCGTAGTGGATCTGTTGTTGCTAACAACACTGTTACTTTCACTGGAGGCGCTAACGCATACACTACGAAGGTAGCGCAACTACTGGTTGATCTTCAAGTTGGAGATGTAATTCAAAGCGCTGCTTATTCTAGTGATACTCGTACAGTTCAAGGTGTAAATACTAGTATCAGTATTATTCCAGTTGGTGGTGCAAAGGGAGATACTGGTACAACAGGAGCAACTGGTGCAACAGGTTCACAAGGACCAATTGGTAATACAGGTGCAACAGGTCCAGCAGGACCAACGGGGCCAACTGGTCCCGCAGGTGGAGTTCAGAAATTTGCAGTGGCTCTTACAGGAACTGCGAGTCCAGAAGTAATTACTCACAATTTAAATACAAGAGATGTGCATATAAGTGTGTTGAATGGCTCCACTCCATTTTCTGCTGTTGAAGTAGATTGGGACGCTACTACTGTGAACACAGTAACGATTCGTTACAATCCAAATCTTGGAGTGGGGTACAGAGCGGTGGTGATGGGATAATGCGTTCTTACGGAATTACGAATGCTGCGCCGTATGCTACTGCTCCACCAGTAGGTTCTGCGGGAGATACGTATTTCAACACTACTTCTAAGACAATGTTCCTATCTGATGGAACGCAGTGGATTCAAGTTCAAGGTGGAAGCAGTACAGCTAATTATTGGGCAAGTCGTCTCGTAGCGAATACAGTTATTGGCAATAACGTATGGACTAATCTTCCAATTGATGTAGCTAGTATGCGGTCGGGGTTTACTCTTGTTAGTGGCGCAGTTCGTTGTGATGTAGCTGGTAAATATTCAGCTCTAGCAATTGTTGGAACAGGTACAAATACTGCTACTGCAAATCCATTTTGGGTTAGTATTGCTCAAATGCGTGGAGCTGCTACAATTGTTGCTTGGGATCATATTGGTTTAGCAGCAGCTAGTGGATTTCCATACAATCAAGCTGATGCGGCTGGTCAGTTTGATATGCAGGTTGGAGATACTCTTGTTGTCAACTCACTCATTGCAGGTGCAGGATTTAGTGTTCTAACACAATCTAGTTTCTTCATTTGGCCAATGGGAGGGCCAAAGGGAGATAAGGGAGATACAGGTCCAGATTTTACAGCATCTCAGTCTAGCTATGCGTACCTTGGTTTAGTAGCTGGAGCCGTTACAGCAAATACATGGGCAGCAGTATCGTTTATTGCTGCTACGCCGCCTACTACATTTATTAATGGATTTACAGCCAGTGGCATCAATCTCGTTGCACAGAATGCTGGTCGTTATCGAGTGCAATTAGAAGTAAGTTTGACTGGTCCTACTTCTCCGTGGGCATGGGCGCAGTTACGTTTAACACAATTTAATTCAGGCGGTACTCAAATTGCATCTCACGATATGGTAAGTACTGGAATTAGTGGGAATGCTTTCTTTGCTGGTCCCGTTCATGAAGTTATGTTTAACATGGCGGTGGGAGACTACATTCAAGGGTATGTAATGACACCCTTGGCTGGAAATGTTGATGCTCGTTCTAGTATTTTGGTCATGCCGGTTGGTGGAACTAAGGGTGATAAAGGTGATCCAGGAATTGCTGGGAATCTAGCGTCTGCAAATTACTGGTGGGGTTCATTCACAGGTCCTGCAACTATCAATCCGTCTACCAAAGTTCAACTTCTACCTGCTGCTCCTGCTTTAGTACAAGGTTTTCATCTGCACGCTAATGGAACTGTAGCAGTATGTGATGTTGCTGGGCTATATCGTATTGGAATTCATCTAAGTCAAAGTTGGGCTGCTCGAACACAGTATACTGATACGTATATTCAGGTTCATGATCCTACTACCATGAATATTTTAGCTAGTTCTAATCCGGTTGGCTCCAATAACATGGGTAGTTCTAATGACTATAATCCTAGTGATGGTGAATTGATTGCTTCACTACGAGTTGGAGATTATGTAGCAGTATGGATGGCAGTTGATGCTATTCATAGTTTTCAAGCATCTCGCTCGTATCTTTCAATTATTCCTATTGGTGGAGCAAAAGGTGATCCAGGTACTCCAGGTACTTCTGTTGGAACAACTGCGTGGGCAGCACTTCCATTTGCGTCAGGGTGGAGTAATGCTGGAGGTTATGCACCGTGCCAGTATCGTTTGGAAGGTGATCGAGTATTTCTACGTGGTGGTTGCACCCGTAATCCTAATGCGATTAGTGCAGGTGGATCACAAATTGCTACAATGCCAGTTGGATTCCGAACACCAGTTGCTGCTATTTCTTATATTGTGCAGGTATTTGGTGGAGGAATACGTTTGGACATTGGTCTTGATGGTAGTGTCGTGCTACAACAAGATTATAAAATTGGTACCCCCAGCGGTCTTCAATATCTCAATCTTGATGGTATTTCGTGGTCAATTACTGCATAGGAGTCAATAATGCCGCCAGCGAGAGGTTTGCCAGGACAAGCTCAGGGAAGTTCAGGTGGATTGATTGCTTCTCTTTTGGGACTAGTTGATTCCCGTGGTCCGATGGGGCAAGCTGCTCGTGGAACAAACGTGTACCAAGGGGGTTCTCCTGCTCCCCGAGTCGGTACTCGTGCACAAACTCAGGGACTTGCAGTTACACAGGATCAATTGACGCAGGAAGCAATTCGTCGCAGGTTGCAGAAGACTCGTAGAGCAGGCAAGATTCAACAGCAGCTACAAGGTGGTTTCTGATGGCAACAGGAACTATGGGGAATTTAGATTCTCCACAATACTACGCACAACAAAGAAGCACGATGGCTCCACAAGCTGGATTGAATCCTGTATCTCGGCCTGGCGGTATTGGAGTTTCTGATCCATTACAGCCAGTACAACAACCTGCTGCTCCACCAATGTCTTCTCCTGATCCAGAAGCAATCCGTCGTAGATTGATGGGTTCTGTTCAAGGTGCAACTGATGCCGCAGGTGCTCCTTACAATGCTGGATTCGATCAAGGCGTTTCAACTCTCTACGGAACTACTGCACAAAAGATGGCTGGTTACGATGAGTCACAGAATCTCATCAATACCAATTACGAGAAGAACCGTGGCTACCAGCTACAGAATCAAGATTCAGATATGAAGCAGCTGATGGATCGAATGGCGTTCCAGGGCATCTTGTCATCTGGAATCACAACTGACCAGCGAGCTTCACTTGGTCAGAACTACGCTCAAAAGCTCGATCAACTTGCATCTGCGAAAGCTCAGGCTTTGAATCAGCTTTCAACACAACGATTGGGTACTCAGTCTGATTACGAGCAAGGTCTTGGTGGTCTCGAAAGTAAATACACCAGTGATCTAAGCACCTGGGTTCAACAACAAGCTCAGCAACAAGCTGCTCGCCAATTGCAGCAGACACAGGATCAAGCGAATGCGGCTCTGTTGGCGCAATTTAATCAAACGCAGACAGCAGGAAATCAACAGCAACTTGCTCTTCTCAAGCAGATTGCAGCCGCACAAGGAGTACCAGCCTAATGGCTACCTCAGCTTCTACAACTTCACCTGATTACTATGCTGCCGCTGTAAAGAACTTGCAGCCGTCTGCACCAGGGCCAGTTAATAAGGGTCCGTATTTGGACCAGGCTGGTCAGGTGCCAGTTCAATCTGTGATGAGTAATGCTGACTTCGGTGGTTCTATGGGACCGAACTGGGAAGCATTCAGTAAGCCTGGCGGCTACTTGGACAAGTTCTACCAAGGCCAGACTCAGATCAACGATCCCAATGGCAACAACATGACGATCGCTGATATGACGAAAGCTCTTTCGGATGCTGGCAAGACTTTCACTCCGAATCCGTACCTGGCGATTCCAACGCTTCAAAGTCAGTTGTACCAGAACACTGACAAGAATGTTGCTGGCTACTACGATCAGCTTTCTCAGGCTTTGGGTGCTGGACGACAAGACTACGAGCAACGAAGTGCGGCCGAAGGACAGAAGATCGGCGGTTACTTCGATCAAGCTGGTCAAGACGTTCAGCAATTCGGTCAGGGTCGCGTGAATGCAAATCAAGACTTCGCCAATTCGATTGGTTTGGGGCAGACTACAGGGGTGGGTTCCCAAACGTCTAATTTGCAGGATCAGCTTGCAAGACTCGGAGCGATTAACGCCACGAATAAAGGGAACGCGCAGGCCACATTTGATCAGCGGCGGGGAATCATAGACGATCTTCTGCAACAAAGGGCTTTGAGTTCAGCAGTTCAGGGAACTCAGTCTCGTGACGCTTTGGCCGAGATGGCTCAACAGCATTGGGGACTTGCCGATCCGAATCAGTTGTACGAACAGTACATGGCGACTTCTTCTTCACAGGATTTGGCGAAGCAGCAACAGGAGATTGCGTTGGCAACTCTCCAGAATCAATTGGCTGCACTTCAAACTGGCGGCGCTGGAGGTTCTGGAGGCGGTGGTGGAGGTGGTGGAGGTAAAGGTGGAGGCGGTAAGAAAGGCGGCGGATCTAGTTCGGCCGCATCGTCTGTAAACCCATCCGGTATCCAGCCATCTGATTTGTGGGGTCCACTTTCTAAGATGACCGATGATCCCAACGCTGGAACTAATAACGTGAATGATCCTTTGATGCTTGCACAGTATTACTACAGAAAGGCTAATCCGGGTCAGGGAATTGGTCAAAAGTCCAATACTAGAACCGCAACGGCGAAGTAATGCCTGTAGTTCCCGGTGGTTACGACGAATGGGCAGCGGCTGGAAAGCCTAGTTCTGGCGCAAGAGAAGCTACTTCTCCCTGGTTCGACAAAATTGCGGCCAAATCAAATAAGAAGTCAAAGACTACAGGAAAGAGTCCTCTAGATACTGCTCTGGCTTCTGCTAAAACAGCAGCTATCAAGGAAATTACAAAGAATGCAACTGATGCTGCTAAAACAACTGCGGCAGCTTCTAATAAGGAAGTAGCTGCTCGGAACAAAGCTTCTAATACTACGGCGGATGAAGCATCCAAGCAGCAAGATAAACAGTACGCTGCTCTTGTTAAGGGACTCCAAGCAGCGTTTGCAAAGGGAACTCTACCGGCTGGTTACGATGCAATTGCGCCGCCGGTGGTCGGCGTTTCAACCCCAAAAGATCAAAGTAGTCCCGCAGTAGATCCAACATCAGTAGATATTGCTCAGCCTGATCCTTCTGCACCTCTTTCGCCCACTCCATTTGATCCCACGAAGTTTACTGTGGCAGGGCAGCCGCAACCATTCAATCCATACGCTCAGGCAACTCCAAAAGTCCAGGCGCTTCATGGAACAATGGACAAGCAGAAGAAGGAAATTAAAGCTTCAAATAATGCGAGTGGTAGTGGTGGACTCAATTTCCTCAACCCTAGAAGCTTGCTAGATGAAGCTGGTTCTATTGCAACTTCAACAATACAGGGCGTTGGAAAAGGTCTAGATTATCTGGATCGTGTTACTGCACAGCCAGTGAATGCCGCTATCAGTGATTTTGGCGATCCAAATAAATCCATGAGTGATATTCCTGCTGATATTATGCGGGCAGTTCAAGGCAAGATAAAGACAAGTGCTGTAGATCTACAGCAGCAGCTTGGAAGTCCTGACGTTATTAAGGACCCCAATCGTCCAGGGAAATACCTTACCTGGGATTCAAATGTAAAGATGTACAAGCCTGCCAAGGAAGCTCCTTGGTATGAACGAGTTCCTGCACAAGTAATGTGGGACATTGGTATGAACCCATCTACTTATGTGGGCGTTGGTACTGTAGCTGAAGGTGCGAAAGGCATCATGGCGGGATCAGCTGCTAAAGATGCCATTGATGTTAACAATGAAGCTATGAAAGTAGCAGCTAAATATGCTGGCTCTAAGGCTGTAGCGAAGGCAGCTGAAACTGCTGGCAAGAATATAAGCAAGCAGTTGGTGAAAGCTGGCGGACCAATTGCTACTCCAGTAACAGCTAATGAGAAGCTTGCAAATGAGCTACTTGTGAAAGCTGTAGCGGGTGGTGCAAAACTTGGTGACGCTATTGCTGCTACTCGTACTTCTATCGAGAGCGAAGTTGCTGGCGAGATGGCAAAGCAAAAGCTAGCCACCGCAGCGGTAAGTGCTGCGAAAAGTAATCGTAGAATCCTTAACCTCAAACTTGCTGGGAAAGACATTCCTCTCGGTAAGATTCCCTTCGCTGACATTCCCTACCAGGGTGCTCGTGCTGCTAAGGCCAAGATTGCCGATACTGAAATCGGCAAGGGTCTTTCCAAGATGTTCAGTACCAACTACTGGTTCCCTGGTGAAACTCACACGCTGTTCAATAAAGCAAACTCTATGGGTGTCACCGATTTCCAGAAAACCCACAATGAGATTGTGGATACATTCAAGGGACTCACTAAGACTGAACGAAAGCGTGTTGCCGACGCTACTGAACAAGGTGTTTCTCTTGCAGGAGAGCTTGGCAAGAATGGTAAAGATCTTGGTGATGTTCAGAAATACTTCAAGAATCTGACAGCGAAACATTTCTCTGAAGATGTAACTAGAGGAAAGTACGACAATGCTGATGAAGTAGGCAACTACGTATTTCATCACTACTTGGGTGGATCGCCTCAGAAGATCCGAGATATTAAGGGAGTGCGTAAGGCTCGTCTTAGGGACGGTGAGCAACTTACACTACAGGAAGCCGACGATTTGGGTATGAAGCCCATTCGTGAGGCTGATAAAATCCTTCTGGCTCACACCGCTGAACATCAGCGAGCTATGTTGAATGACACTTTCAATCGTAGTCTGGTTGGGAAGTATGGTCAGGTTCTGAACGATCCAGTTGTAGCTCAGAAACTCGGTCTAGTAGAAGCAAAAGCTCCAAAGAATATGTATATGAAGCCTGGGTTCAAACTATATATGGATCCAAAAGTCAAGGATGTTTACACTGGTGTCGGTGCTTTCATGGGTAAGACCGACGAGGAAACTAAACAACTCTGGCGTAAGTTTGATAAGTTGATGCGTGGATGGAAGATGACCAATACCACTCTTCTTCCTGCGCATCACATTCGTAATGCCATCGGTGATACATTCCTGAACTACCTTGATGGCGTACAGAATCCTCATCGTTATACGCAGGGTATGAAGATGGTGACTGGCAGACGAGGAGAACTTAGAGTTCGAGTTGGTCAGCAACTTCTAACTGGTGACGACATTGAGAATCTTGCTCGGCAATCTGGAATGAACAAGGGATTCATTTCCAGTGAGTTCATGGAGGGGAGAAATCCCATCCTGAACAAGATCCAAAACTTCTCAGAGAAGCGAGAAATGGCCGGTCGTTATGCTCACTTCATTGATGTACTTGTCAAAGAAGGAGACAAGACTAACCTTGGTGCGAAGAATGCTGCGGGACTTTGGAAAGCTGCCACCGAAGCTGGCAAGCGAGTCAACAAATGGAACATCAACTACGGAGACTTGACACCCTTCGAGAGAAATGTAATGAAGCGTGGAATGCCATTCTACACTTGGACTCGTAAAGCTCTACCGTTGATGATTGAATCTCTAGCAACTCGTCCCGGTAGAATGCAGGCAGCTACGCAGCTAAATAACACCATCTCCAATCTCGCCGGCGTAAATCCTTCAGACCTTGGACATATTGATTACCCTCAGTGGCTTAAGGACGTTGGATTCGCACGCCTTACAGATGAGGCAGAACCTAACGTCTGGAGTGTTCCTCTTCCCTCGCAAGATTTGGGTAAATGGTTTGGTGGCGGGACTATTGACTCCATGCTACAAAATGTAGGAGGTTCTCTCAATCCTATTGCTCAAACGGCAATTGAAAGGATGACACATAAGAATCTCTACACTGGGTCTTCAATTAATCCGGATACCGGTGATTACCTGGGACAGAAGATTGGTGTTATTCAAACTATCAAGGATCTAATGGATCCAAATAAAGACCTAGCAAACAAGATTAACAAGGCTACTGGAATTGGAACTCGTAAAGTCTCTGAGAACGATCAGTTGAGTGAACTGCGTCGACAACAAACTCCTCTCAACGCACAGTTGAATCAGATCAATAAAGACCTTGGTGATTACGAAGTTCGTAAATTGAAGTACGGATACGAGGTCTACAATAAGCACTACAAGATAGCTGAGAAGAGTGGATTTTCCACTCCCGAAGAAGCATTGGTGTACGCCATCGGGTTGTCTAAAAAGGCGAAGGGTCAATGAGAAATGAACCATGCGTGGTCAACAGGTGCCGCATGTATCGGTGTCGATCCCGATATATTCTTCGTTGACACAAAAGATCTACAGAAAGTTCGTGTAGCGAAAAGCTACTGTGACAAATGTCCATGCAGGCGTCCCTGTTTAGAGTGGGCGCATACTACAGGGCAGTTTGGAATTTGGGGCGGAACGACTGATGCCGAACGAAGCTATGCCTACCGTTTACTACAAGTAGTGGCCAGCAATTCGATTCGGACAGTTAGTGTCGTTTCAAGATATCAGGTGGGCAGCCTCGATTTTTCACAAGATAGAAACACAGATGAGACGTCGCGTCATCCTGATGAACTTGGGCATCCTTCCGACCCTTCACGTATTGCTTACCCATCCAGCCGTACCCCGCAGGTTTACAGGCTGGCTGTTGCAATACGAATCCTGCGCCGAGAGCGTGAGCGCGTGCTTGAATCATTCCGATGTAACGCATAGTGTCACCGGAATCCCATTGATGTTCGTACCGTCGCCGCTCTAGTTTTGATTGGTTGCGGGCCGGTCTGATCTTGTAATCCTCAACCACGTAGATATCAGCTTTCGAGTTCTGAATAAACGTCAAGATGTTTTCCGTCCCGAGAGTTGTCCCCGCCCCCTGTAGTTGTACTTTCTTCTCGTCCGGATTGAATTGCACTTGGACCCACCCAAGATGAAATCCGGGGTCAATTGCTAGAACTGTCTCCACCGTCCAACGGCTCCGTATCTACCTGCTCGGCGTTGAGGATATTGATGTACTGGTTAATTCTGGTCCACATATCTAGGAACGTATCAGGCGGCAATCCTTTGTCCATGCAAACCATTTGAAATGCTTTGCCGTGAAGAGCATCCTGCCCGAGAATCATCAAATGGATTCCCAACTTGATTGCTGTGTCGGCATCAAGGAGCATGACTCTTTCATTGCCATCCAGAATGAGAACTCCCCATTCTCCTTCCTTAATGACCTTCGCACTAAGAGCCATCGTACTCCTTAATGTAGCCAATGGAATAACAGATGCCGTAAGCGTGAGCTAGAACGCTGCGGGATTCAGCATCGAGAGCATGTGCTGTTTCGTCTGTGATGATTCGTTCTAGCACACCTGCTGCATCTCGGTGCATGATCTTGGTTTCAGGTGATTGTAAGCTTCTCACTTTCCGATCACCTTTGAACTGACGGGGAATGGAACTCCGAAGGTTTTCGTTTGCCAAGAACTCATGAGTTCCCGTATCTCCTTGTTTTCGGCTTCCGTAGAGGTATTGATCCATACTGAGTCGTGGCATTGGTTCACCATTTCGATTCCAGCTTCATCTAGTAGAAGCATCGACCGTTTCACTATCTCGAATGCACCGCCCTGACAAGCAGCGTTAAATGCCTTGTGATGTTCCTTACTGGATTTAAAGGGTTTGAGTTTCCCATTCCAGTATTTGATGACGCCCTTTTGCTGTGCTGCGAGTGTTGCATTGTAGCTAGCTGCTGTAAGCCCGGAATAACGATTCTGGTAAGTTTCCCAGAAAGCTTTAGCGGAGTTGAAAGGGACACCGAGAGTGTAGGCAAGTTTCCCGACACCGCCGCCGTAAAGCATGAGATAGTTAATCGTTTTGGCTTGTTGACGAGTAATTCCCAATTGCTTCGCCACAACGGAATGTATATCTTCTCCTTCCAATAGAGGATTGATAATTGAACGGTCTTTTGAATAGGCTGCGGCCAACCGAAACTCAATTTGATCGAAGTCAAATTCTGTGAGATGGTGGTTTGGCTGTGAAAGGAAAAGTCCCTTAAGATAACTATTTCTTGGAATTTGTTGCATGTTCGGATTTTCACACGAGAGCCTCCCTGTGATCGTTCCCCACGGCTTGAAGGTTGGATGGAGCATCCCGTCGGCTCGTGACTTCTCCCACCACGGACGGAGGTAAGTCGACTCCACCTTCTGTAAACCCCGATACTCTCTGACTAGGCCAACTACCGGGTGTGAGTATCTTGACAAGATGGCCTCATTCATGGTAGGAAAGCCTTGTGGAAAAGATTTGGTCGGCTTCCCCAGTCCATGCACCGGCAGGCCAAGACCGTCTGGCGGTGTTCCGTACAACTTACGAGCCAGCAGCGTGCGCTTCGCTGGATCAAAGCCAAGTTCCTGCCGAACTTGCAGCATTCGTTCAACTGCTGCATTCAGCTTCACAACTATCTCGTTGCGATCCACAGGTAGACCGCGAGATTCAATCCTTGCTAGAACATCGAGGAAATGCATCTCCTGGTCAAAATACTCTGGTGTCGTGAATTCCCAGAAATCAAGCATGAGGTAGTTGTAAAGCTCACGAGTCAGGTACGCATCGTTTGCTGCATACGGGGCCATTATAGAAGGCGGGATATGTTCCCATTGGAGTCCCGCCTTCTGTACCCGTTTCAGCAAATCTTTCATCTCGGCTGAGTCTTCAATTCCCAAACGTGACTCGCCTAGTTCCTTCAAACCGTGTGGCGGATATGGGTCAACAATGTGACTCATCATCATGGTGCAGACAAAGCTACCCTGTCGGCGGAATCCGAATTTCTCCATGATTTGAAGGTCGAACTTTGCGTTGTGGAAGACTAGGTTTTTCCTGCTAAGAGCTTCCCACAGATGAGGCAGAAGATCAGGTCCAAGATTACGATCACCAAAGTCAAGTCCCATCTTGTGGTTAAATGGAAAATACGCAATACGACCGTCAGGCAGAGAAACAGAAACACCAAGCAGATCCCTGTCACCAAGAGAATCTGTAATTGATGTTTCGGTGTCAACTATTACCTCGCCTTCTGCATTAGAAACCTGACATATTATCTCCTGGAAGTTCTCCTCCGTCACTAGGTGGGTTCTCACCGTCACTTCCGATATCATCTACTTCTTCTTTCTCAACAACGGTAACGCCTCCCATGTTGGACGGTCCCACTGATTTGTTGATTTCGTAGTGCAGGAAATCGTTTCGACTCACTGTCAATTCGTCTGGTTGGACGGCTGATCTGATCTTAAGTGGTTTAAAAAGGATTCGTGTCCCTTTCGGATCGAGCGGCCAAAGTGTAAGAACGGTGTTAGGTTTAGATTGTATATGAACGGTACCATGTAGGTCCGCAAGCTTATTTGGTTTTTTGTTGTCGGCTTGCGCTTTGCGGTTGTGATGAATATACCAAGTGAAACACCCAAATCTGGCTCGTAACTTAGAATCCAACTCGAAGATGAACTTCCCTTCTTTCTCCGAAGATAAATCGCCAGGAGTCGTGGACGAGAGGGAATCCACGAATATCCCATCGAGTTTGTTGTCCCCCACAAATTGAAAGAGAAGTCTTTCCGTTTCTTTGTCACTATAGAACTTCGGTTCACCAAAGGGTAGGATAAGTAGGTTCTCGTCGAGTAAATTTCTCTGCTCCTGAGAATGTACCGAAACCTGGGGCGAAAGTACGGCGTGTAATTCGTACCCATCCATCTCCATTGAAATAAAACCAATCCTCAATTTCCGATTCACTTTCATCTTCAGAAACTCTCCACCGAGTACAAGGGATTGTGCTAAGGAAAGACTCATTAAGGACTTCCCCACACCAGGTGGGCCGCTCAATATCGCACACGTCGTCTTGTGGATATACGGAGCCAGTAACCACTCCATCTTGTACTCGGCTGTCAGCAGCTGAGTTATCGTGTTCGGTAGCCATAAGGGTGCTTCTTTCTCTTTGGCTTTCTTATCGTTGACTTTCAAAACGGCGCGGGTTACCAGTTCGACAATCCGTACTCTCTGATCTGGACGCTGATCGAACTTGTGGAAAGCGTTGTTGTCTGAGTGCAGCAGAACCGACAGAATGAATGGCGGGGGGACATTCAATTCAGCCAGCCCTGCTGCGAGCGCAAACATTCCCTGATGCCGTCGGCCTTCTGGCAGGCCGTTCTCGTAAAGCTCTTTGAGATTACTCGGCCAAGTAATGTGTTGGAGAGCCTCTTCAATCGGTGGGATTGCAAGCTGCTCGATGTTTTTAGGAAGCGCCGGAGGGCTAGGTAGTCCGATGAAGTCTGCCAGCCTTTTAGTTTCGCCGCTCCCTGTAGTAAGTAGTTTTACTGCCGTGTTCTTCTTGTGGTTTTTTGTTTCGGGCGGTCGCAGGAGCTGATTAGCGTCCCATCCAGATATATCGGCTCCGAAGAAATATGTGAGTCTGCGGTTGATTTCTTCGACTTCACCGGCGGAAAGGAAAGTGTCAAGCTTCCAATAGGCGTGGACGTTTCGCTGGCCCGAGGTTTGTATGACCATGCTTGGTACTGGTATTTCCTGGGGCCAAGAATCGTGCGGGAAGTTTGCATCGAAGTCAACCCAGGCGACTTGACTACCGAGACAATAATCTTTCTTCCCCGAAGGCTCTGCGAATAGAGATGGACAGACATACGTTTCCCCCTCATTAAATCGAGAGAGAATACGCGTGCGGAGTTCCTCACGTTGATTTGGGACTTGATAGAAATCCTGTGAGAATCCACCTGTAATGTGTTTCGTAGCCACATATACGTACCCCGTTTGCTGGCCGAATATGGTGTCGAGATAGTGGTCTAGTTCCCGACCCACTTTCATCCTTTCGCTAGAACGAAACCGCCCCCTATAGTAGATTTACTACAGGGGGCGGTCCATTTCGTTTCTGGGGGATTACTTGCCTGAGTTGAAATCGCCCCAAACATCCCCGGATGGCACGTCCGCAGTAACCGGCGGAACGAACTCGGGATTGAAAACCCGAGCAGGCTTCGCCCTCTGGACGCCATTGTAGGTTTCGTGAACGAGCATTGCAATGGCGTTCAATCCGATAAGCTCTTCCGGATTGATCGTCATTCCCTTCTCACCCCACGGCTCGCAGGTGAAAGCTTCGAGAACTGACTTCAGCTTCCAACGCCCCGTAGGATTCAACGTTGCAATGTCCATCACATCTGTGCCGACAAGCTCCGGCGAAAGTTCTGAGCCGTCAACTCGCATATCCACTGAGTAGTGGAATTCGAGGTAGGGAAAGTCATCGGCCGTGGCGTTCTTCTTCTTGTTCACCTTCACCGAAGTGATGTGAACGTGATACTCCCCCTCGGGGAGAATCGTGGAGTCGAAGTCGAGAACAATGTTCCCGTCATCGTTCATGCTCATGCTGAAACCCTTTCTTGTGGTAGCAGGTCTTTGAAGACCGGGTTCTCCAGGATTGGAGTTTTGAAGTAGTTGCGTGTCTTGGTTTGGATTCGATTGGTTGGCTTGACTCTCATCTTCCTGTCTTCTTCTCCATTCGCCTTAACGTTACAAGTGTAGTACGCTGTAACGTCAACCAACGTGGCGATGGTCCCGCCAAGAGATGGTATTACTGCGGGACGAATGAATGTGATTCCTGTCGCTTCATCTTTGTCTTCACGTTGATGGAAGATGAATACAACGTGCATTTCCAAGTCGCAGAAGACTTCGATGATTTCCTTCATGCGATTTCCCGCTTCGTAGAAGTCATCCTGCCACGTCTTGTAACGATCACGCTTCTGCGGATTCTTTGCGTACTGTTCCTTCATAATCCGCTGAACGTGAAGCTCTTGCATGGTGGAAACTGTGTCGATGATAGCGGTATGGTAGCCGTGTCTCATCTGACGCAATTCGTTTCCAGCTGCAAGAAGTTCCTCACAAGTACGAACTCGAACTCGTGAAATGTGAGGCAACATCTCTGGATGGTTCTTGAAACTCTTAGCTCCGGTACCATCCACATCGAAGTGAATCACTGGTCCCTCTGTGTAAGCAGAACCTGCGAACACAGTCTTTCCGGAACCTGGTGGACCAAAGAGAGCCAGGTGAAGCCAATCAGGAAACTCCCCGACTGGTTTCGCCATTTCCAGAATGGAGGGCATCTAGTGAATCCTTTCTCTCGGTCCAGTACAGTTCGTACGTATGGAGAACGGCAACGATCTTGTTAGCTTCGTTGGTTTGATACGTGTATGCTTCCCGAAGAAAGCCACACTTCTCGCCCACCCAAAACGTTTCGACTGTACCATCCTCGAATTCAATGGTGACCTTGCGAGGATTCGGGTTAAAATTTAAGAGCATAAGCGGTCATATCCTCGATCAATTCGTCGGGGATTTCTCCTTCTCTTCCTTCACGCTTCACGTAATCCTGCGCAAGAAGATTCGTTACGTCAATGCCCTTCAACTCATAGAGACAGGGCTGACGGAAGATACAACCCTTGCAGGTTGTCTTAGACAGGTGACGAATGAGAGGCCGCTTACCTTCCCGCTTCTCAATCAATTCGTCCGCCATATTGCAGATGTTGCTAGCGATGGAACGCAGGTGTTCGTCTGTCCGATACGTTTCCAACCGCTTGAATAGCTTCTCGTTCGGTTCCTGATCGAACTTTGCATAGTCATACGTGTTCAACTGATTGATGATGAAACCCTTGATTGGGTAACCCATCTCTCGCAGAGCAAGCGTGTAGATCCCGAACTGTGGATCTAGCATCGCTTCCTCTTGTGACCAGAAAGAAGAACTACCGATTGTCTTGTGATCCCAAGCGAACAGAACGCCGTTCACTTCGACAATCAGATCCATGTAACCATGAACGGTTACGATGTTTCCATTAGGAGTTGGGAAGTCAACCTCGAAATGAACTTCCACTCCGAGAATACGAATACCAGCGTCAGCCTTTGGGGCGAACTGAGAAACGTATCGCTTCAAAACTCGTGTTGCTTTCTTGAACGATTCAATGTTCTCCGTCATCATGGCCGGAGCTTGAACCTTCCAAGTGTCAATCAACTTCACGATCGTTTCGTCCCAGGACAGACCTTCCATGCGACAGTTATAAACTACCTCTAGTCCACTGTGAACGAAGTTTCCAGTCGAGAAGTAATGCGCTTTGACCTTCGGTTGAAGTCCCAGCACGTAGCTGTAGAACCACCGTTGTTCGCATCCACTCCACGTTTGAAGTTGGGAATGTGAAACTTTTAAATCCGACACTTACGATTCCTTTCGGAACGCAAACCCCTGGGAAGGACCCAAGGAGGGGAAAACTCCCCAGGGGTTTACGAATCGGTTAGACGCCGAGAAGCTCGCAAGCTTCAGTCAGGCCGTCAATATCGAAGTCGGGATTGTCCATCTCCGCACGGAAAGCCTCGACCAATTGCGTTTGCTCGGACTTCCACTCAACGGTACGAACGATCCGAATAGCTCGCGTGGGTTCGTTGAAGAGACCAACTTCTTCCAACGTTTCACGGAGAACGCCAGTTGCCTTGTCACCACGCTCGGGAAGTCCATCCCATGCACGAATGAAAGCGGAGACAACTTTCATGCCGCAACCAAATGCGGCCGCAGCAGCTTGAACGGAATCAACTTGTGCGTTGCCAATTTCGATTCCACCAGCATTGAACGCACAACCATCCCACGTTCCCTGCTTGATAGTTCTTGCGGAAGCCGCAGCGTACATCGCCTGCTTTGCCTTGGCAGGCAAACGCATACACGCTTGATAGAGATTCGGGTAACCCGAAGCCTGCGGGGACATATCAACACCTTCCAACACGAAATCATCTGTAGACATTAGCTCCCTTTCAAAGAGTCGACCGGCCCTGAGCCATCAGTGTGGCCCCTGTAGTAGTTAGGTGTCAAGCGATTTGTTGAAAGCTACGGCCGTTTAACAGTACCAAAAAGACTCAGGAGATAAACGAGAGCTATGATCCCCACTTCAATCAACAGAATCCATGCCTGGGTTTCAGTCATCGTTACCTTCCTACCTGTGGGCTAACACTACCTTGATCTCTTTGCTGCAAACTTCGCATGATTTGATCTAGCAATGCACCTTGCAAAAGTTCGGATGTTCCGATGTGATCGCCAGGAGCACCAGTAACACTGTTATCAGCAGGAAGTGCACCTTGACTACCAATTCTTCCGTTCATCCTTCGCAAGAGTGCATTGAAATCCATTCCACCGCCAGGTACAGCAGGTTCTGGACCGCCCCAACTTCCACCACTTCCAGCAGCAGCGCCACCCATATTTGGTGCACCACCAACTATATGAGCTTGACCGGCTCTACCCATTTCCCCAGGTTGCAATTGAAACAATGGATCAGGATTAGGTTCAGCACGTATACGATTGAATCCCTGGTCATTTGGATTGAACGGTCTAGGCAATACGTTTGGTTGTGGTGCAGGTTGTGGAATTGAAGCTTGTCCTTGTCCACCCGCACCGCCACCAGATTTGGAAAGAAGAATCATAGCAGCAGCTTGTGCTTCTTGTGGAGTCATTGACCCATCATTCCCATTATGTCTTGCAAACTACCTCCACCGCCAGGAGGCGTAGGTGGTTTGCTAGGAGCAGCTTTCTTCTTCTTAGCAAATTGCGGAGGCGGTCCACCTTTACCACCGGCCATCCGCCGACCAATTGCAGCCTTACTAAATCCAGCCATTGTTAACCTTTCTGTCGGCGGGCAACTGCGCCCTTAGAGAAGCCGGGAGGAACCGCATTGCCAGGTGGAGTTCTCTTTCGAGAAACGTTGGCTTGCATATCAACTCCCGGCCGACTTTCTACACCCGTTGGATCAGGAGCAGAAGAAACATGCACATGAATGTTGTGACTTGGGGAAGGTGCTCCACCTTGGTAAGCAGCAGCACTCATCGGACCAGATGCCGACTGAGAACTTGCAGCACGACCAAACTGTGCAGGTCCAAACCCACCCTTATTTCCATCTGGGTGTTTGTTCGGGATTGTGTTCTTGTTCCCAATGAATCGAAGCTGACGACGCTTAATGGCTGAATTCATTGAACCTGGCATACAAATCCCCTAGCGATCGCCGGAACGGCTTAAAGGTCTTCTTGTCTAAGACCAGTGTACTACAGGGGAGACTCGCTGCCAGGCCACATTCGCTCACTTATGGTAAAGACGCCGCGAACTAGTTTGCTGACCTCAATTGATGCACGAACATCTGGAAGCGCACGATGGCTTGATTCGTACTCGAATGAAGGGTTTCGCCGATACCATTCTGGTGCCCATCTTTGAGCCGCACGCTTCAAGGTTGAAGTGTCCCAGTTTCGGTAGTGGAACCATTCTTCTAGAGCCGGCATCCCAACCTTCAAAAATGAACGGTCGAAATGAACTCCGCTCCCTGCCAATTCCACTGTGTTTTCTGCTAGGCCGCACATTTGGAACCAATTCAAAACTTCGGCTTCGAGGCAACCCCTGTAGTAATTATAACTCATCGCATTTCCCTCGGCAGCTAATCTCGCCATCTCTGCCAGAAGGTGATTGCCGGTGTGCATATCGACTACTACAGGGTCGGCATCGTTTAGCCGGCGGTCAGTCCAAGAACTTGCAGGGAAAATGTAATTCCTCTCGTCGATAATTTCAAACTCATCATCCACGATAGCAAACGCCGCTTCAAGAATCAGATCCTTTGCTGGGTCGAGGCCGGTTGTCTCTAGATCCAAGAACACGTACATACCAGAACCACCTTATCTTGCGGAAGGGATAGAGTCCTCTAAATACTTCATTCCATAGGAAGTAAGCCGTGAAAACGAGAAAAGGACCTGACCCCAATAAAGGCCAGATCCAAAGTGGAAGCGTATGAGTTCCTGGGTTAGCTTGAACTAATAAGTAGTACATAACTTACTCGTTGTCCGTTCTTATTGAAGGCTCCGTGACCACACCAGTCACAGAAAGCTTCTCTGAGACCTTTCGCTGTACGTAGATCGTTTACTTCGCCAGCGCCAGGTCCAATCAATTCTTCGGCACACTCGTAGCAAAGTTTCCCACCATTGAAATCTCTGTGGCCTCCGTGCATCCAGCCATCAGTTCCTTCTTCAATGAAGCCGATTAATTCCTGAGCTTTTTGCAGCGTGATGTGACCGCTGTATAGCATACTGAAGTATGCCTTGATTTTCAGTTTCTGGGTAAGCGGGTCGTCAGTCATATGCGAAAGTGCCTAGGACCTTTATTTATAGTGGCGGTCCTAGGACTTGGGCACCACTTCCGTTTCCCGATTCTCACCGCCATTCCCGTAGCAGTGGAATCAAGAGGCGGTTACCGAGCCGAGTAGCCAGTATTTAGCTACTTACGAGGGGGACATTTGTCCTCACTGCCTAACCATTTCTGTATTAGGTCGGCCCAATTCAAACGTGGGGAGAGACGAGCGGGCGGGTGCTCGAATCTCTCCCCACGAATTGTTACGCCGAAACAGCCTCAGTCGTTTCGTCGTCGTCTTCGGAATCGTCATCCTCATCGTCGTCTTCGTCTTCCACCGACTTGATTCCGACGAGAGCCTTGCCGTTCGAGAGCGTGAACTCGATCTTGTCTTCCGGATTCTTCAGATCGATTCCAGCTTCCCGAAGTGCATCTCGGAGAGCCTTCGAGTTCTCGTAACCGTTCTCCGAAGCAACTCCCGTAAGGGAATCCTTATCGGGGGACTGACGAACTCCATCGACGGTCCAAGTGAACTGCGTGATTGCACGCGGTCCACGCTTCCCATGCGAACCAGTCCGACGCTTGGGATCGGGAACTTCGTCGATTCCAGGCATTCCGAAGGTCTTGAAGATCTCCTTCGTTGCCTTGAACTTCATCACCAATTCCTTGCGGGAATCGGTCAAGTCCTTGATCTGCTCTTCCGTGAGAACAGGAGTCTCGGCCTTGATTTCCTCGGCCTTCGATTCGAGAATCGCATCCTGACGAGGCTGGTACTTCGATTCCAGACTCTTCACAAGTCCGGAATACATTCCGACGAACACATCGTCATCGGAAATGTCGGAGAACACTTGCTCATCCAACTTCGCGAAGACGATATCGATGTTGTCCTGAACCGCCTTCATCAAGCGATTGATAACCGCTCGCTTCCCAGCGGACTGAGCACCGGAAAGGGAATCGAGAACTCCATCGATTTCTCCGATCTCATCTCCGAGAGCCGTGAGGTTCGCGATGCTGAGGGTAAGCTGCTGATCTGACATTGTGTCTACAAGCTCCTTGTGAGTTTTGATACTGCTGGCCAAGCACCAGTATGGTCTATGGTGGGTTCGGTGTCAAGCGATTGTTACTAGCAACTTCCAGTTACGGGATCGCCACGGAGGCACCACGGACGCCAGCCCGACTGTTCCCAAAGCTCATAACCCTTCTCCAAGTTCGGAATCGCATCCAAACAGGAACCATTGCATTTCCAGTTACAAAGCTGGAGAAGACCTTTGCAGCCAAGGTAGTTTACTACAGAGGGGGTACACCGAGATTCACGATGCATGATGTAATCAAGGGTTGGCATTTGATCTTCCGCCCAACCTGCAACACGAGCGTTGTGCCATTGATCTGGACACTGTGCCCATTGCGGGACATTCCAATCCTGGCTAGCTTCTGTGTTTTCTGAATGATCTGTAGTTCTGGTCGCTGTCGCCGAAGCGGTTGCACCGCTCGTCCAGAAACTTGCATCGTTTTGCTGGACGAACATTGGATTGATCGTGAGTAATGCCGCAATGATGATTGCCATTGGGGTTCCTATTCTGTCGTGGTCGTAGTTGTGGGATTCTTATTCAGTACGTCGATTGGATGATCCTTGACGTACATTCCCACAAGACCGGCCAGTATCAGTACAACGATTACGGTTAGAACATCTCGGATCATTTACCGAGATTTTTGATTGCTCTGTGCTTTAACAGGATCGTCTGGTTACACTCACGTATTTCCTTGCCTAATGAAGTGATCCGCCTCTCTAGCTGTCTGATTTCTTCTCGTAGAATTCGTTCTTCGTCAGAAATAACCGGATTGGTCACCTGTTCTGGACTCGCCCTTCCCTGTAGTATTATCTGCGAATCGATGACAACTTGGACACCGCCAATTGAGATTTGCTGGATCATTGTCCGTGTAGTCTTTCGATTCATGATCGACTTGCAACTGCGTCAAGACACGTTCGTCTTCCGGCCAAATGTCTTCAAACCAACTAGGTGCATCCGGTGGAGGAAACTCTGTAGTCTTGCCACACCAATATTCTCCCCAACCCACACATTGAAATGCTCTGCGGGTTTCGTAGAGAATCTTTCTGCCTCGCTTACGTCCAGTTGACCGCCAATCTTTTACGTTGTCAGTGTTGACTCTCATCGGCCAGTGTCCAATGGGTAGTTCATTTTCTTATGGTCACGGACCTCTGCAAGTTCCTGCGTTATATCTTCGCCCACTGGCCAACTATCCAACAGTTCATTAGCCAAAGTAAATGTAATCGGAGAGAATCGCACAGGAGCTTGATGGATACAAGCGTTTGCTTTGTCCATGTAGTAGAAATAATTGAAGGACCACAGCTGTGAACTCATCGGCGTGTCGCTACGTAAGCTGACCACCAACGATACGCAGCGTCAGAAAGACTTTCTGTTGGTCCTGCTGAGTAGAAAGTAAGTGAACCCAGCGGACGAATGAACGTGGGATTATCTGTTGCGAACTGTGCAAGCAGATCATCTAACGAACCGTTTGGTTGTGAGTAATGAGTTTGAAGCTTTGAAAGCATTGTATCTGAGAGAGTTGCCAATCGTTTCCCTTTCTACGGTGCGCCAGGAGGCTCGCTACGGGCCGGGGCGACGTGTGGGTGACGTCGTGGCGGGCCGACGCCCCACGAGCAGCACCGGCCTGTCTCCGGGCAACCTGGATGCACTTTTGAATCCAAGCCGTCAGTCTTCATCTTCCGGAAGCATTTGTCGACGCCTCTCGATTTCATCCACAACTATACCGAGCATGTTCAAATGCACAGAGTACAGATCTATCTGTGTTTCTGGATCACGCATTATGGAAACATGCCTGTGAATGTTTTCGAGAAGCTGATTCACGTCAAAGCCTGCGACAGTTAGTTCGTACCAGACGTCCACAGTTTTCATTGGGGCAATGCCTCGGGAGTATGAATCCCAAAGCTCTACTTCTGCCACAAACTGAGCTACCTCTAGCTCCATTGTTGCTTCGTCCATTTTAACCTCCTTCCATCTCTTGATGTACTTCGCGACACTTGCTTCTTCGCCGTATAGTTTGTCCAATGTCCACGCGATCGCCGCAAGGATAAAGATCATTCCTC